AGGAAACGTAATGCGAAGACGAGGCGTTACGAAAAGAGTAAGACGAGCTATCGTTCTAAGTTGAACAAGAAGAACAGGGAAGATGGGACTTATGGTAATGGAGATGGTAAGGATAAGGCTCATCCGAGTATGAANGATCAGGACGAGAGTACGAATCGGCGCGAGGGTCAGGCGAAGGGTGCGAGAAATCGTAAGAAGAAAAAGAAGACGGTATTGAGTAGGAATAAGGATGACTGATTTAACTCACATACGTTCTCAGAGGAAGAAGGATTTTATAGAGCATTTTGTGGAGAATGGTAATGCTCTTGAAGCTTGTAGATATGCAGGGTACAAGAGTGATGATTACAAGAAGTTGAGGAATTTGGCGAACACGTTAAAGAGCCAGTTGAAGAAGGAGATTGAGGAAAAGAGTCGGGAGAGGTTAAAGCATATTGCACCAAAGGCATTGCATACGATGGAGCATTTGATGACGAATGCAGATACGGATGCAGTACGATTTCAGGCATCTAAGGATTTATTGGACCGAGCAGGATACAAACCAGAGGAGACACAGCTTGAAGTTAAGAGATCGATTGAAGAAATGGAAGCGCAACTTATTAGTTTGGTGGGAGATGAGGGGGCAAAGATTCTTCTCCAGAAAGTTGTGGTACGAAGAACTGTACCAACCCTTGAAGAACCGACTGTTATCAACTAAAGATGGCTAAGAAAAAAATTAAATTGATAGAACACACTCCTAAAAAGGGAGTAACTTTTTTAAGTGGTTCTAGAAAAGAATTTGATTTAAGTGGCGATACTGGAAAAGTACAACAACAGTTTCAAGCAAATGAAGCTAGGCGTGAAACAATTTTAAGTGGGAAAAATGTAACGTATAGCAACCAGACGTATGGTGATTTAAATCCAGATATAAAAAATAAAATAATCACGGATTTTAAAAAGAATGTTAAACAGTACCAATTCCAATACGATTCGATAACCAAACCTCCTACCGACACACCAGCAAGTGCATTTTCTTACGCAAAGCAGAGTAAACCTCCACAGAAATACACAGGATTTGAGGATGCGACATCTTTTTGGAAAGGGACTACTCCTTATCGTTACAAGAACACAGGGATGCTTGCTCCAGATTTAAAAGCAGTTGATTATATTAAGGGACTTGTAGACGCATCTAAAAAATCTAAAACAATTTCTATTTCGGGACACAAACTTCCTTCAGAGGTAGTACGGCAGATTGCTGACACAGATTTAGTCCGTGCAACTTGGCAGATGAATTTTGAGAAAGGGAAGAATGCTACAAAGTTCCGAGTGTTTTCTCAGGAAGCTAAAAGTCTTTTGGAGGCATACACAGGGAATGCCAAAGCAATGGCAAAAGAATTTAAAGGTGAAATAGAAAGCCAGCATTACGATATTCCTGAAGGACAAACGCAACTGGTTAAAGAAAGCACACCTAGAAAAGTTTCTACGAAGGAAAGAGTTTCAACGGATTTTATTACTTATCCTGTTGTAGAAGTTAATCCTGAAGGTGAAGCCCAAGAAAGTCCAACTCACACAGTAAAAAAATCTTCCCATAAAATTACAAGAACTCCAGTTAGTTTAAATCAGGCAAGAAATGAGGGAGGCACTTATGGAGGTTTGGATCTCCCAGATAAGGATTTACCAAAATCAACGGTATTGACCGAGATTTCCAAAGAACTACATGATGTACTAAAAACAACACCTGAAGACGTTCCAGAAGGGTTTGTAGATGATGCTGGTTTTGTTGATGAGCAAGAATTGAAACATTCTGGATTTCAAATTGGTGATTTGGAAAAACCAGAAGCAGGAGCATTAGTTGTTCAAGAACCAGCACTTTCAACTTCTCCGCAAGCAAAAAGAGCAAAAGAGCTAGGGAATCTAATTATTGAACAGCAACGTGATATGCGTAGTGATAGGACTACCACTTTAACCGATACTCAGCTAAAGCCTGAATTTAGTGGCGGTAAAGAATCTGAAATGGTTAGAGAAGGACAAATTGTAAAAATTGACCAATTAGATCGCAGTCCTTTAGCAGATGCACAACGATCCGCTAGAGTTACAGAACAAGATTTAAATATTCAGATAGCAAAAAAAGGTTCAAAGGATTTAAAGAAATTACAATTGAATCTTAGGGATGCTAAGAAGCAAGTACCGAAAGAACCTAATCTTGCTGTTTCATGGGATGTTGAAAAACCAGTAACACTTCAGCAAGCAAGAGATGTTGCAAGAAAAACTACTGAAACTATTTTAACTGGATCTAATATAGATCGTGGGAAGCCACATAATGTTCTTGATGTCAGTTTGTTGAATGAAGGTCCATCTGAACCTTTAGGCCCAACAATACCTCAACAAGAATCATATGAAATAAGCCAGACTATAAGGAAACCAGAAGTATCTGTTCAAACTAAAGATGATGAAAAGAAAGCTCTTTCAATCCGCAGAAAAGGTAAAAAGAGAGGACAGATAATATGGAATTCCAAGCTATTTAATAAAACTGCTAAAGTCGTAACAGCATTGGCAACTATCCCAGGACTTGATTTCTTACTTGCTCCAGTTGAAGTAGCACAGGCTCATGATACTGTAATTAAGCCTAGACAGGAAAAATATGGTGGATCTGGCCTTGCATCTGGAAGAGATCGAGATTACGGCAAGGTTATGCAAGCTGGTAAAAGAAAAGTTACTCCACTTACAGAATTTAAGAATTGGAAAGAATGGGATGCCGTAAAAGGTTTTTCGGCATGGGCAAAAAATAGATCCCTAACCGCTAGAAGCCTACGAAGATGAACGAAGGGCTTTTATCCCAAGCTCTTGATCTCGCTGAAGCAATTCAGGAGACAAAAGAATCCAACAAGCTTGCTTGTTACGAACCCTACCCTTATCAGCAGAGATTCCACACTGCTAGAGACAATAATGGCAGATTAGCAAGGCAACGCCTATTAATGGCGGCCAACAAAACGGGCAAAACTTTTTGTGGTGCTTCTGAAATGGCAATTCACTGTATGGGAGTCTATCCCGATTGGTGGGTTGGCCCAAGGTTCAGTAAACCCATAAAAGCATGGGCATGTGGTAATACGGCACAGAATGTCAGAGATATTGTCCAAGCAGAGCTTTTAGGGGAGCCAGGAGATCCAGATGATTTTGGTAAAGGTGCTATTCCCAAAGAAGTTATTGTAAAAACCGAGAGATCCCCCGGAATCCCGAATGCTNTAAGNACAGTCTTGGTTAAGCATAANTCTGGGAAAAACTCTAANATATTNTTTAAATCCTACGAACAGGGGAAAATGGCATTTATGGGTAAAGCCATAGATGTAGTGTGGATGGATGAAGAACCTCCACAAGATATTTATTCCCAAGCCCTTCGTGCATCCTTGAAAGGAGGTGGTCTAACTTTTATGACTTTTACGCCTGAAAGTGGAATGACCAAAGTTGTGGCACAGTTCGTAAATAACATTCAGCCAAACCAAGCTTTATACAACGCAACTTGGGATGATGCACCGCATTTAGATGAAGAAGTTAAGCGTGAAATATTAAATGCTCTCCCCCCTCATGAAAGGGACATGAGAAGTAAGGGGATTCCAGTATTAGGTTCTGGTCTAGTTTTTCCTGTTGACGAAGACCAAATTAAGAGAGAAGCTTTCAAAATACCAGAGCATTGGCCCAGAATATGTGCTATTGACTTTGGGTGGGACCATCCAACTGCATGTGTCTGGTTGGCATGGGATCGAGATACCGATTTAGTTTATGTCTATGATGCGTACCGAAAGTCAGCCGAAACACCTGAAATCCATGCATCTGCCATTAAACGCAGAGGCAATTGGATTCCTGTCATTTGGCCTCATGACGGACACCAACATGACAAAGGTTCTGGTAAATCTTTAGCAGAAATCTATAGGAGAAACGACCTTGCGATGCACCCTGTCCATTTTGAAAATCCAGAAGGAGGACAAAGTGTCGAGCCTGGACTTATGGAAATGCTACAAAGATTTCANACTCAGCGATTACTGGTGTTCAATCATTTATCAGAATGGTTTGAGGAATTCAGGATGTATCATCGTAAGGACGGCAAAATTGTAAAAGAACGTGATGATCTTATGTCNGCAACTCGTTATGCGGTACAAAGCCTTAGATATTCTAAAGCACAATTGCTTGAAAGAAGATTTGATTATGCTATAGGTAGTGATGACAAAGATTACCCTTATTTTGGAGTAGAAGCATGGCATTAATTTCTGGAAGAGGTCGGGGCAGTTCTAACCGATTATCAGGATCTTTGGCTAGTTTACGACAAAGAATGGCTGGTACTAAAACAAGGATTCAAGGTTATAAATCTCAAATTGGTGGTTATAAATCTGCTATTTCTAATTATAAGTCCCAAATGAAAACAACTGATGATGCTTATTGGGATTCGGCATCAGGCAAAGCAATTAGAGCTATAAATCAATCATTTGGATTTAATGAAAAAGGAGTGCATGATCTAACTTCAAAATTTACTGATACCACAAAATCTCATTATGAAGATTTGTTAAAAGGCCAGCATATGCAAAAAATGGCTCAATCAGAATATGACGAAAGAATGAAATCTACTTACAAATCTGGTCATATGAGACATTGGACTCAAAAAAATTACAAAACTGTAGGTGATTGGTTGTCAGGGTTTTGGAAAGTTATGACAGGAGAAACAAAACATACAGAATGGGTTGATACTACAGAAACGAAACGTAGTGATTCAAGAAGGTGGCTTGCTAGAGAAAAAGAAAATGTTGCTAATATAAAAAATAGACAATCAGGAATAGGTAATCTTACAATGGGGCAATTAGAAACAAGTATTCAAACCTACAAAACTTCAGCAGGGTCAGAAGAAAGTTTGGCATATGGCGAACAAATGAAAAATTTGAGTCAAGGATTAACTGGAACTCAAGAAGCTCAAAATACTACTTTAAAACAGTTACAAGCCCAGCAAGCCCAAGCATCGCAACTAGAATCTTCAATGGCTCACATGACATCTTTATTTGCTGGTGCAAAAAGAAAAGAGCAAATGGAAGGAATAGGAACTGGTAAAAAAGGTGGAAAACAACAAGCTAGGCTTGGTCAAGGATACGCATAAGGAGATAACATGAATGCTTTAGAAATGTTGGGGGATTGGGCTCAACAGTTATTTGGGGTAGGTAGTCATGCTGGCAAAAAAAGCGGATTACACCATAATATAGACCAGATATTTGATATGAATACATCTGGTAGCCTTTTAGGTTCAATTTTTCATTCTGAAGGAGGGTTTTTAGCAAACCCTGAAAGAACATGGAAGCATTGGATGTCTCAATTAGAAGGTGGAGGTGATGATCGTAGTGAAGATCGATCTGCTGATCCCATTACAGATGCAACTACTCCTACTGTAGATGACACAATTAGTTTAGATCCTGGGGTCGATCAAACTACAGCACCGATGTTTACTGATGTTTCAATGACTGCATCAAGACAAACAGCTAGATCAGCATTAGGAAGTCGAGGTTATGATACGGGTACAAGTAAAGGAAGATCCGTAACAGATATTAATAAAAAAAGATTTGGTACTGCATTAACACGAAACATGGCTTAAAATGGATGGANCATCCGAAAATAATCCTGTTAATGATCTGCTGAAAGAAGAAGAGCATCTAAAAGCTAGTCGAACTAATTGGGAAGCCCATTGGCAACAATTAGGAGACTTGATGCTCCCAAGAAGAAACGACTTTCAGACCACGCATAGTCGAGGTACAGAAAGACGTAGTAAGATTTTTGACTCTACTCCATGTCGTGCTGTTAGTAGATTTGCATCTGGTCTACATAACATTATGACACCATCAGCAGTTCCTTGGTTTATACTAAAGCCACGATTCCGTCCTTTAGAACAAAATCGTCAAATCCAATTGTGGTTAGAAGAAGTTCAGAAACAAGTAGTAGATACTCTTTCTAGGCCACAAGTTAATTTCCATCCTACAGCTTATGAATACTATACGGACCTTGGTACATTTGGTACTGCCGTTATGTATATCGAAGACATTCCGGGCGAAGGCCCATTGTTTCGTCATTTTGGACTTAATGATTGTTTATTGGCCGTTAATAAAAATGGATTCATTGATACATGCTTCCGTAACTATAAACAAACTGCCAAAGACCTCTTTGAAAGCTATCCAGCAGACCGACTTCCAGAATCCGTACTCAAGAACATAGAAAATGGAAAAATCTATGAAGAGTACGATATGGTCCATATTGTTAAACCTTATCATTCGGTAAAGCCTGGACCTTTATTAGAAATAAAAGCTCCATTTGTATCTTTAACCATCTGTAAGAAAGAACGGATGTTAATGGATATAAATGGGTTTGAAGACTTTCCTTATGTTTGTAGCAGATGGAATAGGAATCCTTTAGAAATATATGGTAGGGGGCCAGGAATTGAGGCACTTCCAGACATTCGTATGCTTAATGAAATGGAAAAGACCTTTCTTAAAAGTGTACAAAAAGCAGTATCACCTCCACTAATGGTTCCTGATGATGGATTTCTTGCACCATTACGAACTACTCCAGATGCAGTCAATTATTATCGTGCAGGATTAGGTGGTCGTGAACTTGTATTCCAGATGCCAACTGTTGGTCGGATTGAGTATGCCGAAGCCAAAATGGGTATGACACGGCAATCTATAGAAAAGACTTTCTTCCTTGATCTCCTAGAATTACCTGGACCTATGGCTCCAGATGGAGATGTAATGCGGTTCTCTGCTACTGAAATAGCAATGAGGCAAAGAGACAGGATGACCGTTATCGGCCCAATTGTCGCTAGACAGGAAGTTGAATTCTTGTCACCTATGCTGAATAGAACTATGAAGGTAATGGCAAGAAATGGCATGTTGCCTCCTGTCCCAGAAGAATTTGCAGAAGAACCAATTAAAATAGAATACGTCAACCCTGTTTCTGTATCTCAAAGATCCGTTGAAATGAATGCGGTATCTCAACTGATACAGTTTATTATGCCACTTGCTCAAATTGATCCTAATGTGATTAAAAGGCTTAATCCACAACGTATTACTACAATGGGTGTGGATATTCTTCGTGCGCCACCTTCGGTTGTATATACAGAAGAAGAAGCACAAGAAAT